AAGTAGTGTTAAAAAATCTGTTAAGAAAGCACAGCCTAAAAAGAAAGTTACAAAACCTAAACCAAGACCAAAGAAACCTATTCCTAAAATTAAACCAAAGCAAAGGCCGTAGTCATGAGTTTTAATTTGAGTAAAAGATCACAGGAAAGACTGATGGGTGTACACCCTGATCTAGTCTCTGTTGTTGAGAGAGCCATAGAAATAACTGGTGTTGATTTCGGAGTGACGTGTGGTGTAAGAACCATTGAAGAACAAGAGGCTAACGTAGCCGCAGGAAGATCTCAAACTATGAGATCAAAGCATTTACCTCAAGAGGATGGATACTCACAGGCTGTAGACGTAGTAGCCTACGTAGGGCCAGAAGTATCCTGGGAGTTAAACTTATACGATGATATTTGTGACGCTTTTAAAGCTGCAGCAGAAGAAGTAGGATGCAGCATCAAATGGGGAGCAGCCTGGAGTGAAGGAGATATAAGATCTTACCCAGGAAGCGCAGAAGATGCTATGATGGCATATATGGACTTAAGACGAAGCCAGGGACGTAGACCCTTCATCGATGCTCCCCACTTTGAGATGATGTAATATGGAAAATTTAAAACTCCCAGTAGCTCTTGTAGCTGCGATGGCTATACAGTTAGCAGGTGGCGTTTGGTGGGTATCTCAACAAGCAGCCACCATAACTTCTCTAGAAGAGACAGTATCTCAACTAGGATCTCGTATGGCTATTGAAGATAACATAAATCTTAAAAGAGATGCTGAACAGGCTTTATCTGAAATAGAAGAGCTTTGGGAAGAGACTCAATTTCTTTGGGAAGAAGCTAATAGCATGGCTAAACATATGACATCTATTATAGAGCTACAGCAACGTATTGCTATAGTAGAAAATACTTTAAATTACGTGAGTCCATAATGAGATGGTTGGTTTTCGTTCTATTCTTATCTGGATGTGGTTTGAATCCGCTAGGGTTCCTAGGAGGATCAGGCGGTCCTACCGTCAACAGTAACGCTCAGATAGGAGCAGAGAATCGACAGTCAGTTATGTCGGTTGAAACAACTACATCTGCAGGACGAGATATAGTTTCAAAAGAAGTAGAGACAGGATCAGTGGGAAGCTTAGATATTATAAACACAAACATACCACCCTGGGTTATGTTACTCCTCATACTAGGTTGGCTATTGCCAACACCTACAGAAATTGGTAGAGGTATAATGAACTTTATACTGACACTATTCGGGAGGAAAGATAACCCTAAGTACGAGAGATACAAATGAGTATACCTGATCGTGTCAAATCGACAATGAAAAGACTGGGGTTGAAAGGGGTCAACAAACCAAAGAGGACTCCTGATCACCCTACTAAGTCTCACGTTGTCATGGCATCAGAAGGTGGTAAATATAAATTGATTCGCTTTGGTGAGCAAGGAGCCTCTACTGCAGGTAAACCCAAAGCAGGTGAATCAGATAGGATGAAAAAGAAGAGGGCAAGTTTTAAAGCAAGACACAGCAAGAATATTTCAAAAGGTAAGATGTCTGCTGCATATTGGGCTAACAAAGTTAAATGGTAATAAAGGATTGAAGAACATGAATAAAACAGAAATAGCTGTGATAGCAGCATGGGTAGGCTTGGCTGCAGTAATGGCAAGCACAACATCTTACGGAAAAGATTTTTCTGTAGCAGGACAAACACTATCAGTAGGAGCATCATCAGATCTTAACTACACAACAGGTGTAGAAGACTGGGAGTGGGAACTAACACCATCAGCAGGTCTTACAGCTATGGGTCTAGGTCTCACAATGGCTACAGACATTGACATGCTAGAACTAGACGAAGGAGACATCTTTCAAGGTCTAGACTTTACTGTAGACTACACAGTTCCTAGCACAAACATTAGTTTATACACTGAAGTATCAACAGACTCAGACCTAGAGTTTGGTGACGTAACAGTAGGGGCTACGGTCAGTTTCTAATGTGGATAGCATTCATGCTTCTCTGTACTGGACCCTCTGCATTATCCTGTGAGGTAATGGCAAAGACAGAAGCAACATTTCCTGCAGAGCAAGCATGTATTCAAGAAGCACTAATAGTAGCTAGGTACTTTCAAGAACAAGGGTATCTAGCAATACCAGAATGTAAAAAAATAAATATGGGAGTTTCATTATGAGAGTAATTAAATGGTTTGGAAGATATTTAAAAAGAATTGCATGTGCATTATTAAATATTAAATGCGGTGCAGATTGTAACTGTAAGGCGTAGGGCTATGGCTTTATCAAAACAAAATAAAACTAAAGTTAAGAAAGTAATTAAAGGTTTAAAAAAAGCTGTTAAAGCTCACGCAGGACAAGCAAAGGTTTTAAAGAAAGTAACTGGCATGTCTAAAGGTGGTAGTACTGTAAACAAAGCAGGAAACTACACAAAACCTGGAATGAGAAAAACTTTGTTTAACTCAATTAAATCTGGAGGTAAGGGTGGAAACCCTGGTCAGTGGTCTGCTCGTAAAGCTCAGATGTTAGCTAAACAATACAAAGCCAAGGGTGGAGGCTACAAGACTTGAAAGCTCCTCAAAAATCTCTTAAGAAGTGGAGTCAGCAGAAGTGGAGAACTTCTGATGGATCTCCATCTAAAGGTAAGAAGAGGTACTTGCCCGACAAGGCTTGGAAAGCTTTAAGTCCTGGAGAAAAGGCTGCTACTAACAAAGCCAAAGCTGCAGGAAATAAAAAGGGAAAACAGTTTGTTGCCCAACCAAAAGGGGTTGCAAAAAAAGTAAAACCGTATAGAGCTAGTAAAGGCGGTTTAACAAAGAAGAGAAAATAGATGTCATTTCTTACTAGCAGCATACCGTACTTCAAAGCATGGGTACGTAGAGAATACACGAAGAACTTAGAAGAATACCACGGAGAGTTTTTACATTGTATGGTCATAGGTGTAACCACCATGCCAAACAGAACGTTAAGCTTTCAAGTTATTTTTACAGGCTGTGAGTCTGATCAAGATGATAGCCCCAATATACATGGTGGTGCAATGTGGGCAAGGATGCCTCTTACAGCACTCGTGGCAGATACCCCCCTTGAGGATTGGCCTACAGAGTTACCACCATACTTAGCACAACCCTGGGATTGTATGTCTCATACTCACTCAGTATATAAATTAGAAAGAGCTAGTCCTGCTCCTTGGATAGCCAAGGTAGATGGGCAGTTCTACCCTGCAAAGTACTACTTCACTGTTGACTACACAGATAACGAAGTAGCTGATGACCCTGCACAACATAAACAATCTCATGTACTGGAGTTGTTAGATGCAGGTGAATACACAGGTAACATGGTTGCGTTGCCCAATAATAGAGTGAGAGTAACTCACCCTGCTTGGTTTGAGACAGGTCAAGGTGCACCAGACTTTAGACCAAACCAACACATATATAATTCAAAAGAAGACGTAGACTATGTATGGGATACGCAACGAGTATTTAACAATCTATATAGTGAGGAAGAACAATGATGAAGAAAAAGGGTTATGCTAAAGGCGGCATGAAGAAAAAAGGTTATGCAGCAGGAGGGTTAAAAGCTCCTGGCGCAGGTAACACAGGTCTTAAGAAACTACCTACTGAAGTTCGTAACAAAATGGGTTACATGAACAAGGGTGGTATGTCTATGAAGAAAAAAGGTATGGCTAAAGGTGGAGCTAACATGAAGAAGAAAGCTTACGCTAAAGGTGGTAAAGTTGCTATGTACAACGTAGGTGGAATGGTTAAGTCTTCTGGTCCTATGAACACAGGTATAGCTAAACCTAAAAACACTTACAAGTAGGATATAACAATGGCTGTAACATTACGTAAATATTTAAATGATAAACTAAAGGAAAAAGGTTTATCTGTTAAACAAGCTAAAAAGAATGCAGGTAAATACAAAAGTATTGCTGCAGCTAAGAAAGCAGGGTCACTTTACTACACAGATAAAAATGGTAAAGTGATGGCTGCTGTATATGCAGAAGATCTTAAAAAACCTATTAAACCTAAAGCAAGGCCATCAAGCGGTAGCATAAAGGTTGAAGTTCTTGTTGGGTCTATGACAAAATCTGAAGTTGCAGATGCAATATCTAAAGGAAAGAATCCTATGAATCTTGCAAAGGCAGCTAAAAAGAAAAAGGCTACAAAAAATAAAAAAGGTAAACCTATGAATTTTTCTGGTAATTCTAAAGGTGGTATGGCTAAGAAGGGTAAAAAATGAAAATAGAAGATAACAAGGTTGTAGATCAATATGGTGCTGTTCTTGCGGAGTATATCCGTGGAGAATGGCACTCTAAAGATCCTGCTGTTCTTGAATTTGTAAAAGGGGCAGAAGAAGTAAAGGTACGTGCTCGTAATGAAAAGGGTCAACTTGTTGGAGATGATCCTTCTACCCCTGATGTAAATGAAGCTTGGACTACAAAGCTAGTCAAGAAGGTAGCAGATAAATCATAACGGAGTTGCATTTTTATCACTACTATGATATAACTACTTGAATATAACTATCCTCACCCAGTTAGGGCTAACATAAACAGAGGATAGAAAATGTTTAAAAGATTATTCAACAGAATTGTAGAAGCAAGAACAGAGTCAGCTAGACGTAAGATTGCACGATTGCAACTTTACAGAATGACTGACAGAGAGCTACGAGACTTAGGCATAGGCAGATGTGATATAGAAAGAGTTATACTAACAGGTAAAGCTCTTTGAAAAACACAATCAGTTCTTTAATGATACTAGGAGTACTTTGGGAGGAGGCTCGTGGACCCAGTAACAATTATCGGTGGAGCTACCGTAGCGTTCAATGCTTTGAAGAAAGGCTTCCAGTTCGGAAAAGATCTTCAGGAGATGGGTGGTCAACTAAATCAGTGGGCTAGTAGCATGAGCGATCTATCCTACTTAGAGCAGAAAAACAAGAACCCTCCCTGGTGGAAAGCTATGGGAGGTTCTGTTGAAGCAGAAGCTTTAGAAATATTCACTGCTAAAAAGAAAGCTGAAGCCATGCGAAAAGAGTTAAAAGACTGGATCAGTTTTACATATGGACCATCAGTTTGGGATGAGCTTGTAGCCACTGAGGGTAAGATACGTAAACAAAAAAAAGAGCAAGAGTATCGTAAAGCAGAGATGGTTGAAGCAATAATTACCTGGAGTATATCAGGTGTTATTCTTTTAGTAGGTGCAGGTACTCTAGGTTTTATAATTTATATGGTGGCATAATGGCAAGAAACTTGACAGAAAAACAACAGAGATTCCTTGAGGTTCTTTTTGAAGAAGCAAAAGGAGATCCTGTACAGGCTAAAAAACTAGCAGGATATGCTGATAGTGTGGCTTCTACTTCTGTTGTTAATACCTTGACAGATGAGATAGCAGATGTTACAAAGAAATTTATAGCACAATCCTCAACCAAAGCAGCATATACAATGTTCTCTGTTATGGCAGATCCTACAGATCTGGGTGTAAAAGAAAAGATGTTAGCAGCTAAAGATATTCTAGATCGTGCAGGATTTACCAAAACAGATAGGGTAGAGGTAAAGACATCAGAGCCTTTATTTATTTTACCTGCGAAAGAAGATGAGTAAAAGAGCAACAACAGCAGACCACCCAACCGAAGTAGACTGGCAGATACCACTCAGGGGAGAACTAGGAGAATGGTATCCTGTCATAAGAGTAGGAAGACACGTACCCTTTGGTTATAAACAAGATGAAACAGATCCAGACTTACTGTTACCTATCCCTGAAGAGTTAGAGTTACTAGAAAAAGCTAAACTATTTCTTCAAGAATACAGCGTAAGAAAAGTAGCGATATGGTTATCTAAACAATCTGGTAGAGAAATATCACATGTAGGGTTATACAAACGTGTCAGAATGGAAGAAAAAAGGCGTAGAGCTTCCTCGAACTATAAGCAGTATGCCAAAAAATATAAAGAAGCGGCAAGGAAAAGCCAGAAGATCGAAGAGAAAAGACTTGGTGGTAGAAACACCAGAAGTCTTGACACAGATGAGGGCTACATCAAACTCGAAAGAGGGGAGTGTTGCCCCTTCTGTGGACAAACAAGAGGTAATATTTGAACCTAACCCAGGTCCACAAACTAAGTTTCTAGCATCTACAGAACAAGAGGTACTATACGGAGGAGCAGCAGGTGGTGGAAAGTCGTATTCGATGGTGGCTGATCCAGTTAGATACTTTACGAATCCACATGCACGAATGCTACTTGTTCGTAGGAGTACAGAAGAGCTACGAGAACTTATTTCTGTAAGCAAACAACTTTACCCAAAGGCTGTTCCAGGAATAAAGTTTATGGAAAGAGATAAGACTTGGGTAGCACCTAACGGTGCAACACTCTGGATGTCATACCTTGATCGTGATGATGATGTTATGAGATACCAAGGACAAGCCTTTAACTGGATTGGCTTTGACGAGTTAACTCAGTGGCCCTCAAGCTACTCATGGAATTACATGAGGTCACGACTTAGAGCTACAAAAGCTAGTGGTCTTCCTTTGTATATGAGGGCAACGTCTAACCCAGGAGGACCAGGACATCAGTGGGTTCGTAAACACTTTATAGAACCCAGTACTCCAGGAGAATCATTCTGGGCTACAGATGAAAGCGGTGAAGTAATTAAATGGCCTAAAGGTCATACAAGAGAGGGAGAACCTCTATTTAAAAGAAAGTTTATACCTGCAACTCTGTTTGATAATCCATATCTTTCAGAAGATGGGATGTACGAAGCTAACCTTCTATCCTTACCAGAACATCAAAGAAGACAGCTACTCGAAGGTGACTGGGATATAAATGAAGGTTCAGCCTTTCCAGAATTTAACAGACAGATACACGTAGTCAAACCCTACGATATACCGTCAAACTGGACTAGGTTTAGAGCTTGTGACTACGGATATGGATCTCACACAGGAGTTGTATGGATAGCAGTTGTTCCAGGATCTGAACAGCTAATTGTCTACAGAGAGTTATATGTTTCTAAAATCATAGCGACTGACTTGGCTGACATGATCCTGGACATAGAAGACGATGAAAAGATAAGGTATGGAGTACTAGACTCTTCACTATGGCACAGAAGAGGAGATACTGGACCTAGCCTAGCAGAACAGATGATCTTAAAAGGTTGTCGTTGGAGACCTGCAGATAGATCAAAAGGCTCTCGTGTATCGGGTAAGAATGAGATACACAGAAGACTACAAGTGGATGAGTTTACAGAGGAACCAAGGCTTGTTATATTTGATAGCTGTACAAATATTATCAATCAATTACCGACAATACCCCTTGATAAAAAGAACCCTGAAGATGTAGATACCAATTCAGAAGACCACTTATACGATGCTCTTAGATATGGTGTTATGACTAGACCTAGAAGTAACGTATTTGACTTTGACCCTAGCTCTCAAAGATCAGGCTTTCAAGCTTCAGACCCCACATTTGGATACTAAGGATTAACTAATGGAAGAAGATGACATCTTTGAATCAGAAGAACTTTACATGGACGATGAAGAGTCCTCTTACGTAGAAGATAAAGAAGACTCTGATGATAAAACAGACAGTAAAGTAGGAACTGTTATTGGCTTTGTAGAGAATAAATTTTCCAAAGCAGATAAAGCTAGGTACTCAGACGAACAACGTTGGATAAAAGCATATCAAAACTACCGTGGTATCTACGGACCTGACGTACAGTTTACATCTACTGAAAAATCTAGAGTATTTGTAAAGGTAACTAAGACTAAAGTTCTTGCAGCTTATGGTCAAATTGTAGATGTTCTCTTTGGCTCTAATAAGTTTCCTATTTCTATTAACCCTACTGTTTTACCAGAGGGTATATCTGAGTCTGTAAACTTTGAGACAGACCCTAACATACAAAGTGCTGTATCAAAAGACAGTTCGTATATGTCTGACAATTCTAAACTACAGCCTGGTGAAACTATCATTGATCTAAGGGAAAGACTAGGATCTTTAAAAGACAAACTATCTCCT